GAAACAGACAGGATTCCATGCAAATACACTCCTTTCTTTGGGGAATGGGTCGCAGAGATGCGGCTCATTCTTTTTGCACACTTACTGCGAGGTTGGATGATGTCAACGGATAAGCAAGAGAAAATTTCATACACCTTGCGAGGTCGGAGAAGAATCTATGTCGATGACGATCACGTTGATGGTGACAATCTGTTCCGTGTCCTTGAGTGGGCAATGCTGACCCACGCACAGAACGAAGCGGATATGCAGTTCCTCATCGACTACGAAAAAGGCTACCAGCCGCTTCCTCGCAGCAAGACGGTTCGCCCGGATATCGATATCCAGGTGAATGACAATGTCGCAAACCAAGTGACGGTGTTCAAGTGCGGTTACGTTTGGGGAAACACGGTTCTGTATGTCCATCGTGGCAACAAGGATATGCAAGAGTCTGACGATGAGTCCAACCGCAAACAGGACATCGGCGTGACCATGCTGAACGAGATGAACGAAATCGAGTATGTCCAGTACAAACAACAGGAACTGGCACGGTTCGTTGAAATCTGCGGCATGGGTTACATGATGGTCGATGTCCGTCCAAGGTATAACGGACTGTCGGCATTCGAACTGATTACGCTCGATCCACGGAACACTTTCTGCATCTACAAAAACTCGGCGAGAGAAGAAGTGATTGCCGGAGTCACGTTCAGACGGACTTACTACGGTGATGTCTACTACACGGTATTCACGCCGGAGAGACGGTTTGAGGTTCTAAACCTTGTGTCCATCGTTGACGAGACTACGAAGCAGCGAAAGGAAGTCAACATTTGGCGAGAACTTGACCGAAGTGGGGATAGGAATCCTCTCGGAATGATTCCGATTGTCGAGTTTGAAAGAGCGCCGGACAGGACTGGTTGCTTTGAGCGTCAGATTTCCGACATGGATGCTCTGAATGCCGAAGTCAGTGACTTTGCGAACACGATTGCCCAAACCACACAGGAGATTTGGTGGGGCAACGACTTCTCGCTGCCTGTCGATGAGAACGGAAAACCCAAGCCGCCAGTCGGTGGTCAGTGGGTCATGACGAATACAATCAGCGGCGGCAAGCCGAACATAAAGCCGCTGCACTCCACGCTGGAACTTGACGGTGTTCAGAGGAATATCGAGAGTAAGCGCAATCTCATCTTGCAGAAGTGCTACGTTCCGCTTCAATCAGAACCGGGTGGTGGATCTACTGGTACTGCGATGTCGATGTCTTCCGGCTGGGCAGCTGCCGAATCTGCGGCGGCAATGGAAGAGAGAACCCTGTTCAAGGGCATGATGGAAGTGGCAAACTTGGAAATCAAGTGCATCCACACGACAGTAGGACTCGATGAAGACAGTCCTCTGCTGACTCTCAATCCGTCAGATGTTCTGCCGAAGTTCACTCGGAACAAGACTTACGACCTTGTGTCGAAGGTCAATGCGATGGTGACGATGATTAAATCCGGCATAAACGGTCGTGCGGCAATGGAGACTGTCGATCTCTTCCCGGATGTTGCTCAAGTTTGGGCAGATTCGATGGATGTCGTTACTCGTTACCAGGATGCCATCATCAACCGTGCGGAGAACACATATGTTTCGGCATATACGAAGAGAGAGGACGCACAGAACTCTCAAAACCGTGCCGGAGCAGACACATCCGACCAAGTAGAACAGTCACCCATCGTGGAAGGATTCGTTCAGAACGTGTCCACAGTGATGCGTGGGGAACGCCGGAACGGAAGTGATACCGTATGATGACCATCATGTCGTTTGACGAGATGAATCGTCTCGGTATCGAACGCCGGAGTATGGAGTTTGAGCAGTACTTCGGTGAAATGGATATCACTCCGAAGCAGAGAGACAGACGGATAAGCCTTGCTGAAGACCTTGAGGAAGAGTTCCTTGACTTCTTCGCTTGGTTTATCACGATGGACGGACTCGTTGACGAAGAGAAAATGAGAAAGAACCTTCGCCAGCGCATTCGTGACTCTCTGCCGGATGATGTTCGTAAGACGGACAACACTGATGACATGGTCACTGCGATTGCGGATAGCATCGCTGATACGACTCGGAACAGACGATCAGATCCGTTTACGCTTTCCGAAGACCGTGCCAAAGAGAATGCCGAAGATGTCTCAAACACGTTTTGGAACGACTACGACTACGATGAAGCGGTACGCCAGCGGAAGAAATTCAAAGTATGGCACACAATCATGGATGGTCGTGAACGCCCAGCGCACGGTGCTGCCGATGGTCAGATGGTAGATGCGTTAGATCCGTTCGTAGTCGGAGACGAGTTAATGATGTACCCGAAAGATATGTCTCTCGGAGCGTCATTGCCCAACATTATCGGATGCCGATGCTCTGTCGAGTATATCGGCTAAACATAAATCTCATGGTGTTAAGCGTGGTAGTCGTGATTATCCGATTACTGCGCTTTTCATATACCGCAAAAATCGTCAGAGAAGACGGAAATCGCAACGGTCAGAGAAGACCTAAATCGCAAGGAGAAACAAATGGCAGAAATTGATGAAAGACTCGATGAACAGAACCCGACACCCGAAGAGAAGACTCCCGAACCCGAATTTACGGTAGAAGAACTTCTCGCCCAGCTGCAAGCCGCAAAGGCAGAGAACAAACGCTATAAGGACGCAGTCACCAAGGCATCGTCTGAAGCGGCAACGTGGAAGAAGCAGCTTCGTGCAAGGCAGACACAGGAAGAACAGGAAGCGGAAGCCAAGCGTGAAGCGGAAGAAGAGCGGTCAAACCACCTCAAGGCAGTCGAACGTGAACTGGCAATGATGAAAGCGACTAATCGCTACCTCAAACAGGGCATGGACGAAAAACTTGCCAAGGAATGTGCCGAACTGGAAGCCGATAACGACATCGATACACTGATGGAGAAGATTGCTTCTCACCGTGATGCGTCAATCAGTGCGGCTGTCAAAAAGGCACAGGAAGAACTGCTTGCTTCTCGCCCGGAAATCAATGCCGGACACGGTGAAAACGGCGGCAAAGAGGACGAAGATCCGTTCAAAAAGGCTTTCCTCAACCCCGATTCGTATTAACCAACTAACCAACGCAGAAAGAGGTAAAAAATGGCTATCGACTATGCGAAAAAGTATAGCGACCTTGTCGATGAAGCATTTCGGCTTGGTTCGCTGACCAATTCCCTTGTCAATCAGAACTATGACTGGGTCGGTGTCGAGGCTGTCAAGGTGTACAGCATCCCGACCGTTGACCTTGTCGATTACACGCTGACTGGCAGCTCTCGGTATGGTTCTCCGTCAGAACTTCAGAACGTGGTTCAGACCATGACCCTTTCCCAGGATCGTTCCTTCACGTTCACCATCGACCGCAAGTCTGTCGATGACACGATGGGTGTTATGGCTGCGGCTGCTGCGCTCCGTAGAGAAATCGACCATGTGGTCATCCCGGAGATCGATGCTTATCGTCTCGCCGCACTGGCAACTGGTGCTGGCAACGTGGTAACGACCGAACCGTCCAAGAGCAATGCCTACGAAATCTTCCTGGCGATGCAGGAAGCGATCGATGAGGATAAAGCCCCTGTCGGTGGCAGAATTGCCATCGTGACTCCGGCTTTCTATAACTACCTCAAACTCGATCCGGCTTTCATCAAGGCGAGTGATATCGGTCAGCGCATCATCCTCAACGGACAGGTCGGTGAGGTCGATGGTGTTCCGATCATCAAAGCACCTTCGTCCTACTTCCCGGCAACGTGCAGTGCCATCATCACGAACCCGATGTGCGCTCCGTCTCCGATCAAACTCCAGGATTTCAAGATTCACGACAATCCTCCGGGAGTAAACGGCTTCCTTGTCGAGGGCAGATTCCGTTACGACTGCTTCGTCCTCAACATGAAGAAGGATGCTATCGCCATCAACATGACCAGTCCGCAGACAACGTGATGGTAAGAGTCCGCAAAAACGGTGGGGAAGTCGAAATTAAAGACTTCCTCACCAAACTTTATATCCGAAACGGCTGGGAAGTAGTCGTAGAGGAGAAAAAAGAGACTGTAACTGACGAGCCGAAGGAAGTCAAACAGCCAAAGAAGACCCGGAAGTCAACGAAGAAGTGAGGTGAGCAGTATGGCAGATGTCACGGTCGAACCGCTGAACGGATTAGTCCAGTCGGTTTACAATGAGCTGCTTATTGATGTCGCTCCAAAGGACGCACTCAAACCTGTCCTACTCACAAAGACCAACAATGCCTATCGGGAAGTCTATCAGAAACGGCATTATCCGCATGATGTGGATAGTTCGTTCGTGGCAACAGATATGCAGAGATTCTTCTCCAACATCTACAACATTGCCCTTTACGACTTCAACATGAGAGGTGCTGAAGGTCAGTCGAGAATCGCTGAAAACGGTGAGGAAAGAACATTCGTTAAGCGTGAAACCCTGTTCCTTGGCGTAGTACCGTTTGCGTATTACGCATGAGGTGACTGCCATGCGGATGCTTGATAAAAACAAGCGCACGATGTGGTATGCGCTGTACGAATCCATGACTACTGCGACTGACGCTAACGGAGACGAGACTGGCGATCCTGTTGTCAACTACTCCGTTCCTGTCGAGTTTGAAGCAGTCCTCTCACCGGGCAGAGGTTATTCGGGTGGTGCTGGCACAACGAGTCAGAACATCTACGGCATCGATATCGATGCTGAACGGCGAATCGTAACAGATGACCTTGATATCCCCATCGATGAAACATCGCTCATTTATCTTCACACTCCCCAAACGCTTCAAAACGGACACGCTGATCCGGCAGACGCAGATTATTCTGTTTCCGCTCGTCCGGCAGCTGGTTTGAACTTCCTCGCTTTCCCGATTAAATCTCGCTTGCGTAATGAGGTTACAGTTGAATCTACACCAACGCCAGTTGAGGTTGTAAATGAAAATTGACTGCGTCCTGTCGGGCAAGTCATTTCGGGAAGCGGCGAAGCAAGTTAGGGCATATCGGGAAGAGTTAAAGCGAAAAGTTGAGCTGCTCATCGAATTGACGGCACAAGCCGGATACGAAGTCATCAATAGCATCCTTGAAATGCACATCGATACTGGTGATACGATAGGCAGTCTTCGCATTGCCTACAGTCACCGAAGCGGTCACTACAAAGCAAGGATAGTCGTAGCGTCTGACGCAATCCTGTTCCTTGAGTTTGGGTCGGGTTTGCAAGGACTGAACGGAGCGCAGAATCCGGCTGCGGTAGAAATGCCGTTCCCAGTAGGTGCTGGCACTTATCCGTCAACTGCCCCACCACAGCATGAGACACTTGCTAACTGGGAGATTCCATATCCCGGCTGGTTTTACATCGGTGACGATGGTGAGAAACACTGGTCAACTGGTATGGTCGCATCTATGCCGATGTATCGTGGTGGTGAGGAGATGGCGAGAGTAGTTCAAGAAATAGCGAGGAAGGTGTTTGCCAATGATTGATCCGACTAACAGGGTGTTTACGAACGTGAAAAACTACGTTCTGACGCAGTACCCTGGAGTTAACGTGAAAAATTCAAGAACTGCGACACCTTCAGATGTTCCGGCTTTATGCGTGATAACCATCGATATGCCGGAAGTCGGAATCGGACTGGACGAAGGGAGTTTTGAAGACGATGTCGCAATCACTTCCACGGTCGAAATCCAGTCCTACAGTAACAAATCCATCACGGAAGCAAAGAACATCATCGTAGCTGCTTGCAAAGCGATGAGAGCAATGACATACGAACGGATCTACGGCATCAGTGATTTACCCGACCAGTCAAGTCCGAACGTGTATCGCATGGTCGCTCGATTCCGCAGAGTCATCCACAACCTTGATGATGTTCCACGTTTCACAACCACATAAGGAGAATAAACTATGTCTGCTGGTTTTTCCACGATCAACACGGTGCTGAAAATCGGCACTGGCACTTCGCTTACGAAAATCACGGAGATCAAGTCGTATCCTTCCCTTTTCGGACAGCCGGATGCGCTTGAAACGACAGACCTCGAAGACACCATCCAGACCTTCGTGCCAGGGGTCGCTTCACAGGACACTATGACTTTCACTTGCAACTGGGATAAGACGAAGTTCACGACTCTCAAAGCACTTGAGGGTACTTCGCAGAACTTCGAACTCGATTTCGGTGCAAGCGGAGTACAGGGAAAGTTCACTTGGAGCGGACTGCTCACGATGTCCGTCAATGAAGGTAGCGTGAATGGCATCCGTGAGATGACCATCAACGTATTTCCGTCCACTGGCATCACGTTTGCGTAAGCGTAAGCAGAATCGACACAAGGGGTAGCATCATGCTGCCCCTATTTTTTTATTTCAAAAACGGAGAAAAACAATGAAAACGCTGAAAATAAACAATAAAAACTACATCGTGCCGGAACTCACGTTCAAGCACTTCTCGATGATGGAAGAACAGGGTTTCTCTGTTCTTGAAGCGTTTCAGAAGAAGCAGATGTTTCTTCTCGCTATGGGATTCGTGTGTGCCATCACTGGCGAAGACAGGGCAGAAGCAGAACGGCTCATCGAACAGCACGTTCTCGGCGGCGGCACGATCGAAGACCTTATGTCTGCATTCGGGGAAGCGGTCAGTGAATCGGGTTTTTTCCGCAAGGCACTCGGACTGGACGAGGAGAAGACGGAGAAGAAATCGAAGTCGAAGTCCAAGGTCGAGACAGAGGAAGTGACGGAGTAAAGTATTCGTCCTACACGGACTACATCATGTCCGTATGGCTTCCAATGGCTACCCGATACGGTGTTCCTTATGCGGCGTTTTGGGATATGAATCCAAAGCGACTCAAACCTTGGCAAGATTCTTTCAACGACAAAGTTGAAGCGGATGCCATGATGGTCGATTATTCCGCATGGCTTGGTGGGATGTACGTTCTGCTTGCTATCGGAGCTGCTATTGACGGTCGTAAGAGTCCGTATCCCCAAAAGGCTTTCATGCTTGCGGAAAAAGAACGCAAGGCTATTGAAGAACAGGAACATCGAGACGAGATGGCAGCGGCACGGTTTATGAACTGGGCGATGGAGTTTAATAAACGCTTTGCCCAGCAAGAGGAGAATCAAGACAATGCCGAAAGCATCAGTAAGCACACTTGAGGTTGAGGTTTATTCCAGTGCAGAAGAAGCACTCTTCGCATTAGATAAACTTGAAGACAAACTGAATAAAGTCGGCACAGCACTTGACCGAATCGTTACTGCGGCAAAGGGAATCAAAGATATCGGCAACTTGGCACAGTCCTTCAAGGGGATATCTTCTGCTCTTTCGGCTGTTGATAAAGCGCAGAAAGCAACTGCCAAGCATAAGAATGACGGCAAAGTCAGTAACCAGGATCTGATAGACAGGAAGCGGCTACTTGATGACATCAGCAAGATGTCTGCGTCAAAGTTGCTCGGATTCGGAAACAGAGGAGTGTTTTCAAATGTTTCCGGCAAGCAACTCCCGGCACTGAACAATATGCCGACATATCGGGATTTAACAAAAATGCTTCCGGCAGTCTATGGTGGTAAGCAACTTCCGGCTCTTTTCGCTGGTCAAATCGTAGATCCCGATGCTATTGAGACGCAGTTCAGACAGGCGTTTGCGAGTATTTCTTTCGCAGACCTTATGAAGGGAGACAAGAAGAGTCCGTATGACTCCATGTTTTCTGATGTTGCTGAACAGGCAAAGCAACTTCCGGCAGTAATCGAAGTCGTAGATGAACGTGTCAGAGATATAGAGAAGTCTGTTGAACTGGCAAGGACAAGAGCAGATGCTGTTGATGCGGAGTTTAAGGAAGTAACCTCTTCGATTGAGGGTGCTACGGCTGCTGCGGAAGCGTTTAACTCAAAAACGAGAAGTGCTTCACTGTTTGGAACACGAACTCGCTCACAAGCGAGAGGAAAAGCCGCAGATGTCCTTGGTGAGAAATACTGGAACAATATACCAAAGACATCTCCTGTTCTTGAACATTTCCAAGCAGATCCGAATCTTCGGCAGTTCGTTGAAACCATCAATGGAGAACTCGGAAGGACAGAAAAAACTGGCGTAAAAGCGAGTATTGCGCTGAAGGAACTTCAGAAAGCGCAAGAAGGTGCTGCCAAATCTTCAGAAGAACAGGCACAGGGTCAGAAAGATGCTGGCACGACCGCTGAAAAAGCGTCTTCGTCAGTCAAACAACTTGGTAACGAAACAAAAAATGCCGCATCGAAAGCAAGGACTTCGTCCAGTGATTTTAAGAAAATCGGT